GTCACTGGTTGTTGAAGAGTCAATATGTCCAAGCCTTGTATTGTCAATATAAAAATATGCATCACTTCCATCCCACATAAAATTGAACAGATGAGTTTGATTTGCACTTGCAGCGTTACTATCTCCTGTATCAATGCTTAACCCCGACCTACAACCAAACCCTCTGCCTTGAAAGGTTCCAATCTCAGTAGTATTAAATGAACCTGTTACTGAAGATTCTTGTGCAATTAATGATCCAACTGCTGTGATTTGGAATCTGGGAGTATTTACTGTAGAAAAAAGTACTGTAGAACTACCATCCTGTGAGTTCAGGTGTAGCGCACCTGATCCTTTATGCAATATTTCTGAATTATTATTAGGGCCATCAGTTGCGGTACTACTACTTCCTCCTAACCTTCTTATTCTTAATCCATAATCTGCGTGTGTTGTATCACCAACTAAATCAATAAATGCGTGGTCTCCCGCTCCGGGTGCTATTACTTCTATTTTGGAAGGCGCACCTGCTGGATGCTGAACAATTAAATCTCCAGCTACTTCTACTCCAGTTTCTTTGAAAATAGTGGAAGCAACCCCATTACAGGATGCTCCAATTTGATTTGCATTAGGTCTGTAAAATCCTGTACTTGTTGAATTACCAAATGTATAAGAAGGATTTGCAGTTGAACCATCAGGACCAAAAAAAGCACCAGTGCTGAGACTTATGAAATCTAATTTATCAGTTGCATTTGCTTTATAAAATGACATCTTGCCAGTTGCTTCATCTGCATACCACATATATTTGTATTTAACTGTCGGTACTGAACCAAAACCGTTATTAATACTTATCGCATCAAAAATATTATTTATATCAGTTCTAACAACCGAACCTTGGGCATTGTCAACTACAAAATCTGATGGTTTCGCCATTTTACTTATGTTTTTACTATTATACTAACCTTTATACTAATCCTGTACCATATCCAAAAGCACTATATGTAAATTGTCTTGCTACAAAACTTGAACCGTTTTTAATACTTACGACAAATTGACTGCCAGTAACACTGTCTATTGTAAAAAAGTCTCCTGATTGCATATTATTAACATTTAAATGTACCACTGGTTTAAATTTATCTGTACTTCCTCCAATGGCTGAAGTACCAGCGAAGAATTTTCTGTTAAAAGCTACAGTTGTTGCACCGCTACTAGAACTTGAGAGGATACCATTTGTAGCACTAGCATTATCAATACTTCTTTCTGTTCTAGGTTTAAATATTAAATCAACACCAAGTTCTTCAATGTCTACATTTTCATAATCACTATTATTTACAACATTAACTTTAAAAGTGATAAGACGAGCAGTTACATCGCTGTTTGTAAAAGTTTGGAATGTATCATTTCGAGAATAAGTACAATCTCCAGATACGGATACTCCTGTTTCGGCTCTAATCACAAATTTGTCTGAAGCTGGTGTTTGTATGATTAAAGCACCAGTTTTGGGAGTATCGCTTGGTATATTATCGTTAAAACTGTTACTTAAATCACCAGAAGTAGCAGTAAAATCAATATGATCCCCAACAAGAAGTCCATGATTGTTACTTGTAATTGTTATAGCAGCCGTACCAATACCATTTATAGTTACGATTTCTCTTACATAAGTAGCAGTTACAGTATTTGAGGTAAGTGCTGTAGTATTACTTTTTGCAATCTGAAATTCTAATTCGGCAGTTCTATCAAAAACTGTAGTTGATGCAAATATATCAGGCCATGTGTCAATATTATCTGTAAAACTATCCCATAATGTAGCTGCCGTAAATCCTTCTTTCTTTTCATGTGTATTAACGTGAAAATTAAAAACACTACCTAAATCAATAGTATTTTGAAAAGTATAAGAACCGCTAGATGACACACCAGCAATTACATCATCAATATTTGAATAAGTTGTTCCATCAGCTAAAGCTAAAGTATTAAAATCTGTAAGTGAATCGATGGTCGTTCCACTTGTTAACCTTAATCCTGCAATACTTGAATCATAAACAAGATTAGTTTTTGCCCCCTGAAAATTGTTAGTATTTTCTCTTATCTGGGCTGCCAGTAAATCATTTGATTCGATTGATTTAATTACAACAACGCTTGTAGCTGCTGGACTTTTATTACCTATAATGTCAACAAACTTTACAAAATATTCTCCACTAACATAGTCCATAATTATTCCCTGTTCAGATGCCCCGGGTACTGTATGAATTACCTGTCCCTCTCCGTAATTTGCCATACCGTTAGTTTTTGGACTGTGTGAAATCTCAACAAAACCCCCAAATTCCACATCTAATGATGTAGTTTTGTCCCAAATTAATATTAAATTATTACCACTAAGTTGAAACCTTAAATTAACAACATTTTCTGGCGGTGCTGTTAAGCCAAACGCATTTAAATTTTGTGCGCTTGGAGTTAAACTGGTTATAAAACCAGAATTAATTGTTCTTACAGAAAACTGATAAAATCCAGGTCTATTGTTATTAATTATGAATTGATTATCTCTTACCTCTGTAACAATAGGTTCACCGTCATCTATTCTATGGGCAATTTGATAAGCTCTTGCACCAGCAACGTGAGCAAAATTTAAAACAATTCTACTTTGAGGACGTTTATTTACCACAATTGTTTCTTCTATCGGTACTTGAAGTTCTGGTGCTGGTAACGTGTCAAGCAAAGTTGTGGGTGGTCTTTCAACATTAAAAGCTGAGTCATCACCATCTATAAATTGATATTTATTTTCATCATAAAAAACTGCTGTAATTGTAAAAATTGCATTACTTTTCTGCCTGATATTTGTTATTCTAAATTTTCTGTGTTGGACATTGCCTGTTTTTATAGCAAAAACTGTTCCAGCTATTGGGTCTGTATGTACACTTGTACTGACTGACGGTGATACTGTAATAGTCGATCCACTAACAGTTTGAATAACACTTTCCTGTACAGATCCATCTTTTCTAACAATCAGAAAACTGTCGCCAGTACCGCCTAAAGTTGTATTTGTACTATCATCAACAACAATAGTTGTAGTATTACCTGTTGTGCTTACTGACTTTATACGACCTGATGTCCTTATATTTTCTTTTAACTTATCTACAATTTTTATTACGTTAAAAGGTTCTAAAACTGCTGCTGCTTCTAATCCACATTCAAAAGTAACTATTTCTCCTTCAAAGTGTGAAGAATAAAGTATCGACCTAGCATATCTTTTAGCTTGGTCACGATCTGTTGTATATAAAGCTTGAATATTGATTTGATTTAAACCAAACTGAGTTATTTTTTCTTCATTCCTAACACTTACCTGATCTAATTCCTGTATATCATTATTAAAATATGAGACATTAACTTGTGTATATTTTTTATCTTTTTCTACGCCAGAATAATTAAAAACACCATCTACTACATTTGCATTAGTAAACAAATATGAAACAGTAGATTCCGGTACATCTAATGCAATTTTTAACAAGCCATTTTTGTAATACAAAGTAGCCCTCATTATTCCAGCAATTTCTTTTATAATTTCTATAGCTTTTTTTCTTTGTTTAATTACGCCATGAAATGAATAGCGAGCCTTGCCACCTATTAAAGCCGAAGAATGTGCGCTTGCTACATAAAAAGACGGTTTATCAATTTTTGCATCAGGAAGATTAAGACCATAATCTTCAGTCAAAAGTGCATACAAAATCCAAGCTGGATCGGAAGTCCAAAACTTATTGCCTATAGTTGAAGTCTTATCATTTCTAAATCCAGTAATAGCACCAAAAGTATAATTTGATGGGTAAATAATTCTCCCATAATTAGCAACATCAACAGTTACACCTGTTGGTATTCGCACCTTAATTCCCCTAATAAGGTATTTTCTCTGGGGTATGTTAGGGAACTGTTCGGCTGAATATCTTAATCCAATATATGCACTTCCAAAAAAGTTAGTAATCGTTTCTATTTGAGGAGTAGTTGTTCTAATACTTTGTACTTTAAACTCGGTAAATCTTTTGGTGCCTTCTTCATATACATTATTTCCATCCTCATCAAAGGGATGTCTACCAATAGCATCATTTTCTCTAAACTCAATATCTTCTCTTAAAACTTCAACTGTCATAGGATAATGTTCACTTCTTGCCTCTGCTGTATCGAAATAAACTTCATTAATGTCTAATCTGTAATCTTTACTAAATGGGCCTACTGATATTCCATTCATTTCAAAATGACCATCTGCTATTACTACATTTGTTTTACTTCTTAATCTTATTAGTATTAATACATTCCCATTCTCTCCTCTAAAAGCATTTCCTTTTGCATTTATTCCTAAAGATACTGACGAACCATCATCTGCACTTAATTGTCTTAAAGAAGGCCATTGTAAGGTGACAATAACTGATCTAGGTGTGCTATTAACATCAATACCAGCACTGAATTGGGCAGTAACTTTATTTGCTTCTTTATTTCTGTTATTTTTTACAATTGTATTACCTGATAACGTAACATTTCGTTGTAGTTCATTTACACCAGACATTATCGGTTGATTTTCTTGCCCTGTTCTTATAGCTAAACTTACATTTGTAATATTTAGATTACCTTTCATTGTTCTTACCGCACGACCATCTAAAAAAATATCTCTCTGAGCTAATTGAATGTAAAAACTTTCTTCTAGAGTGGTTAATTCTGGGCTTGTAGGTTTTGCTGGCCTTAGCATACTTGTAGGTATTGGAATACTGTTTCTAGAAGCTGTTGCAAAACCTTCAATTTCTGCACCATCACATACTAAATCTAATAAAGTAACAAATTGTACGGCTTTTATAAAACCATCTGGAAAACCACCAACTCTTTCTCCAAAATTTAAATTACTTATTTCCCTTGCCATTTTTATGCGTCAGCTACTTGTACTGTATCAGCACCAGCACTGATAACAACAGACCCTACTAAACATTCACCAAAAACCAAAGGAGCAGCACCACCAGCTTTTGTAGTATTGACATTTTGATTTAATAAAAAAGATTCTGTCTGTGGATCTGATTTAGCCTGAACAGGAACAGGAGCTAGAATATCAGAAACAATTTGCAAGCCAGTAATAGCAGCAGCACCCCAAAAGGCTGAAGCGAAAGTTGCACTTGGAGCAAGAAACCCTAGTCCGAAAGAGCTTATAAAAGTCCAAATCCAATTACCAGATATTAAAGGTATAACTTTTATATCTCCTTCACCCTTAATAACCAAATTTGCAAAAGTTATATCTACATCATTCATTTGTACGCTGTAAATAGATTCAGCTAAATGCTGCTTAGTATCAGGATAGTTTACTTTTATAAAACTAAAAATTTCATCTACCTTTGAAACATCAGCTTCAAATTCTTTTACACCAGATAATTTTCTTAAGGGACCATAAAGTTTAATCTTTCTTAGCATCATTCTGTCTCCATGTAATGCCAGTTATTATCTTGTATAGAATAAATATACCAATCCAACATAAATATTCTACAATTTTTCTTATCTGCTTCTGAAGGCTCTGCGCTACCTTCAACATGAGAATGTAATACCGCTAATACTTCAGCACCGCTATCCTCGCAAGCAGCATAATCTAACGGATCTATCGCAAAAGTAATTTCTTCATCAACATGAGAAGCAAGATTTTTACAAGGCCAAAAAAATTCTTTACCATCTTTTTCAGCTAACAGACCACAACCCTCTGCTGGTTTACATTCTTTAAAATGTTTTTCAGCTTCTTGTTTCCACATTATTGAAATACAAAACTCCCGACTGCTGGAAATCTATCCTTTGTTATTTGTAATTTTGGGATCTGTAATTCTTCAAAATCAATAGTATTTACAAGTTCAAAACTACATATCTGATTATTTTCAAGTATTTTTTTATTTATTAAAAATTCTTGTTGTTCTAACTCTTTGTCGCGATTAGCCGTTCCATAAGGATTTGTTCCGTTAAAATTAGCATCATCTAAAAATTGAGCTAATGTTCTTCTTCTTTTCACTGTTGCGGTCTGCAAATCATTAAAAACAGTCACTTGATTTACTATTTCTAATATAGTTGAAAATGTTCCAGCAACATTAGCAAAGGCTAATGTAGGTCTTGCCATTGTTGTATTATCTCCAAATTCAAAACCTTGTGCCTCGCAAGCTATAGGTGTGTAACTATTTCCAGCCCATACGATACTTGTATTAATTTCATTTGTGCCATTATGAAATCTGTATAATGTTGTTGCTGTAGATCCAGCGTTGTAATGAACTCCAGATACTAAATGCAATTCAAATAACTCAATAATTGAATAACCGTTAAGATTTTGAAGCTGCTCAACAGGAATTGTCATGGTTGAAATACCTCTTCAAATGTTACTTGTATTCTAGCCCTGTTTAAGAAGGGTATAGATTTAGTCCACTTCCTGCAAACAAATTGAGATGAAGAACTTTCTCCAGGAGGTGTGAAAGTAAAACTGGCACTATCATCTGCACGGTCATTAAGAAAATTCTCTATGGTATCTGCACTTGAAATTCCTGTACTGTTAAAATTGTCTGACTCTGATACCTCAAAAGTAAGTTGGTATACTTTAGGATTTTGATTCAATCCAAAAATAACCCTGGAAGAATAACCATCTCCATATCGTACCTCATTAAATCTTGGTGCAGATCGCTTTTGAACGCCATATGTAGGATTTATTGAAGGGAATGTAGCCATTATGCAAGTAGACCTCCACTACGTTTTTGTTTTACTATCTCCAATTGTATTGCAGTTGCAAGAGCGTCGCCAAATTGCTGCCCACCACTATCTGATTGAACATCTGAATTTGAGGCATCTACGCTGATACTGATATTATTTGTGACTGAAGAACCGCCACTAATCAACTTGTCGTTAGGTATAATATTGCCACTATTACCTGGAGTAAATAACTCAGGACCACGTTCGCCCACAAGATATCTACCACCTGCCATAACGGGCCCTCCTTTTGCCATTGGAAATATTTTTCCAAAAAGTCCACTTATACCGCCGCCAAGACCATCGAACGCATTATCAAGAATAGTATCAAGTATTTTATTTTTTATAGAATCAAGAACATTACCTACTGCATCCCCTAAAGATTGTGCGCCAGTTATAGCGTCCCTTAAATTGTCTTTAATACTATTTTCAATTTCTTCGCCAATTGCTTTAAAAGCATCTGCTGTTTTGTCAGCAACGTCATTTAACTCATTGGTTTCTTTTACTAATTTAGTAGTACCTGCAAGAGCTTTATCTATTTCATCTACTTTGGTTTGATAAGTCTCTAGTTCTGCTAACTCATTTTCATTTAATATACCTTTTCTTTCAGGGTTCTGTCGTATTTCCTCCATCTTAACTTTTAATATATCTTTAGCTAAACTTGCTTCCTTTTCCAGACCAGCAATAGTTTTAGCTATTGCAGGATTTATACCTTTTTCTCTAAGGTCTACTAATCTCTGTGCTTCTTCGTTTTCAGCTTTCAGTGAACGTACCATGGAGTCGAATGATGTTGTCGCTACGTCTGCTTGAACTGCTGTTTTTTCCCTGATTGCAAATATTTTTTCTTCGGCTTCAAGAATATCTAGTAAAATTTGTTTTCTCTTTCCTTCGCCGCCTTGTCCTCTCATTGCTTCGATTTCTTTCCTTCTACCAACAAGATCCTGGGCTGTGGTGTCTCCTCGTGCTGCTGCATCAGCCACGGATCTAGTAGCTGCTGATTTTTCTAATCTTTCTGTTAAACCGAGGAAGTTTAAAGCTGCGTTTGCTGCTGCTGCTCCCAAAGCTTGTAACTGAGTTGTAGCTAAACTTAGCTCACTTCCAAGTAAACGTGTAGTTTCACCAAATTCTTCTAAATTCTTAACTCCATCTTCTCCTATGCGAGTAGCCATCAATTGCATGGAAGCGTTGAAGGCCGCTGTTTTTCCTTCTGATTGTTCTATTAATCTTATTCTTGCTTCCTCGGCTGAACCCTGTAAACCTAATGAATCTGTCAAAGCCTGACTGTTTTGGGTAAACGGGCCCATAGCTTTACCTAATTCGCTCATTGCTGTTAGAGCTTGGTTTATTGATTGGACTAAGGATGTGGCTGCAATACCTCCTGCGAACCCGCCCATTTGACCAAACATTCCACCGATACCACCGCCTAAAGCTCCTGCTGCTGCTGTTACTGGACCTTGACCAAATAACAGAGGAAAACCACCACTTATCATTGCACTTCCAACGTCAAAACCCTTGGTTGGTTGCATAAATCTAGGTAACACTCTACTTACGCCTCCGACCAAAGGATTATTCATAAATGTTCTCCTACCTTCCACATCACGGGATACCGATTCACTTGATCTAAGTCCTCTCTCAGATATTCTGCTAAAAGGTCCCTGAGCAACAGACTCTTTCTCAGTTAGTTTATTAGCCTCCATTCTTTCTTTATTTTGTAATTTCAGTATTTTTAACTTGCTGTTTTCCCTTGCTATCTCTGCCCCTATCTCTTTGTTTAACTTTTTAACGGCTGTAAACTCTCCCTTATTTTGAGCTTTCTCTACCTCTCCCATTTTCACTCTTATTTTTGCAGTATTTACTCCTTTAGCTTCCAGTTCTCTTATCTTTGTCTCCATGCCAAATCTTTTTTGAGACTGTGTTTCAGCTTGTTTCATTGAGTCGTTAATTTGTTTATTTGCCGCTGCGTTTTTCTTAGCGGTTGCAATTAGCAGTTCAGCTTTAGATAACTCCTCCTTTACCAAGTCGAACTTTTTACTTTGTATGCCAAGTCCTGCCTTAGCAAAGTTATTTAAAATCTCTTGATTATTTTTCAAACCCAGGTTCCTATCATTTGCTCTTCTCCTAAGATCCTCAAGTTTTTTCTCAAGCCCCAAAGCAGTACTTCTGTCTTTTGTTGCTTGCTTTAGAGCTTTCTCTCTTTGTTCATTCGGCCTTCTTTCTAAATCTAATATTTCTATGCCTCGTTTCTCAGGCTTCAGCTTTTCTGTACTTGGTAAGCCTAATAAATTATTTGGTCCAATTCCCTTACGTTGTCTAGCATTAAAATCAGCAACCTTTCCTGCTGTTCGGATCAAGGACAACTCCAGTCTTTTTTTACGTATCATTACATCTAGGTCACGCAGTTTCTGCTTATCTACACCAGCGTTTTTTACTTTTGCTTGGGTTTGTTTTTCTATCGTTTTCAATTCATCAGCAACGAATTTTAGAGCGTCCTTAGCTGTTTGAAAATGCTCTTTATCAGTATGCCTAGCTGCGTTCATTATTTCTAATTTTAATCTGCCTACCTTCAATCCCTGCTCTTCAAATCTTATTAGTTGATCCCCTAAACGCCTGGTGCGGTGCATCATAGCGAACTTCTTGTCCTCTAACGCAACTTGCTTTTGCTTGATAAGAGTTGCTTTACTTTCTATTTTTATTGGAGCATTTAAGTTTCTTCTAAGTGTGTTTACACGTTTTTCCAGTGTATCTAGTGCATCTCTAGCGCTTTTAGTATCTAAATGTATATTTACGCTGTAATTTGCAGCCACTTACATAAAAAATTATTAGATAACACAAGTTTAGCGTACTTTGCGTGTCTGAGCTTGTCTTTTTGCTTTTTCGTAGGCTTCGTTTTCTTTTTGATTCTTTAAATCAAAGTAAGCACTCCATCCATATATTTCTTCTACGGACATTTTACTCCTCAAGTCTTTCAGTGTATAACCAAGAGTTTCCGCAATAAAAAACTGAAGATAAGTAAAATTATCTTTTTCTAATTTAGCTTTTTACAGCATCGGGAGCAGCCTCCTCACCTACTCCCTGCATCTTAGTCATTATGTCTAAAAGAACTGACATTGGTATTTCTCTTCTCAATGAAGGTAAATCTCCTGGTGTAAACATTTTTGCACCTGACTCATCTTCAGCTTTAGTAACAATGACTTGCAATGCAAAGTCAAGACTACCCTCTTCTTTGCCCTTATTCATAGCTGTTAATGTACTGTTTATGGTATCTCTATCAGCTATTGTAAGTGGCGACCAAAAGACTTTTAGAATAAGCTCCTCTCCCTTTAAAATAGAGTAACTACTACGTTCTTCAACACTAAAGGCTTTCTTTAGTTTGTCAATTGCTCTTGTTGTCGGCATAAAAATTTATATCTATTCTTGTAGTATAGCTTATTAACTGAAACTTACATTTTTACCTTTAAATGTTTCAGCCATTGCTAATGCAATAGCATAATTGTAATTTTCATTTCCCATGTATATTTTGTACCAATCAGGACTCCAACTAGGAGGTGTTATTTCGCCTCCAGCAGCCCTTACTATTCTTGCGTGTTCGGAATATGTTACTCCTGCGGGATCCCCAACAGGTGCAGTAGCCCCTGGATTATTTACAGCAAAACCAGCGTACTCAGCTTCATTACCTACGTATAAAGTTTTGTCTAATGAAACATTCTTCGGTTTCTGCCTTTTTGGGAGGTCACGGTTTGTCCTTATCTGATCCCAGGTTGTTCCTGACATTCCAGCTTCTCCTTCATCCAGCCAATGCAAAGGAGCGGTAAAACCTTGAATATCACCGTTACTTATTCCTTCTCTGGCACTAGATTTTGTTCCTGGTTGGACTGGAGTTTCGCTTATCTTCCAACTTGTGGCAAAATTTCCCGTCCACCACGGACCAGCGGCTTGTAAATCTTGTATCATTATTGACGCTACTTTTCCCTTAAGTTTTACCATATCCTTTTCCAGGTCAGCAGTGAGGTGTGAAATATCTTTACTAGGCATTGGCGGTAAAAGTGCAGCTAACTACAGATAAAAAGTGACTTTCTCTCTCTGTGCTTACAGAAGTTGGTCCAGCTATCTGGGATACACGAGGCGTTACAGAAAAAGTATCGGTATATGTTAATAAGTTTACTGAGGTTAATCCGTCTATGACTGATTCAGCTATTTTAGCTGCTATTGCTGTTCCTTTATTTTTTGGTGTCATAACACCGCAAGTAATTGTTCCTGCATAATAATCTTGTGCTGCTCCCTGAGCTTGTGTAGTCGACTGTGTAAAGTCTAGGCTGACCATTACATACTTCTTTCGGGCTCCTGGTTGATTAAATGGAGTGTTATCAAATACTACAATGACTGTAGGATCAACCTCTTGAACCTTATCATGTATTGCTGTTTCAAATGCTGCTCGTGCTTTTACTAAAGTCATTAGAAAATTACATCAATGCGGAACAAGTACTCTTGTCCTCCTTTTAGTGTACGAATACTTGTTATTTTAGCTCCTCTTGTCGATCCAGAAAATGTAAGAGTTATCTCGTCTTGAAGTAGAGGTTGATTGTCACCTATCAAGTCTGGAGTTATGTAGAGTCTCGCAACATTCTCCTGAAACCCAGATTCTTCAGTCGATTGTACAAACTCGATAGGTACTTTAATTGTATAGTTTGTGTCTACTGTTATGTACTCTCCAGTTTCGTTGTTATAGCTGGATACACCCTTTCGTGTGTAAATAATGGAGGTGTCTAATGAGTTCCCAAGTTGAGACACTACTTGTTTAGCAATACTTTTAAATGCTGTGTCTAGTTGTCCTGCCATCAGCCTCTAACCACTCTCATTTGAAAAGAACCTACTCCACCTAGCATATACGCTCCAAGATAACTTTGTAACCAAGGGTAAACATCTAAAATATTATTTATTGAACCTGTTCCTTGACTATCAGTATTGTATTTAACTTCAATATCTCCTAATTTTACTTCAGAAAAGTTACCGTCTTTTCCTGTAGTACCAGTTATAGCTCCAGTATCGTTTGCTAATGCCCTAGCTAATTCATATTGTGCATACTTAATATTATTTGGAATCGTGCTACAAGATAGCTCTACTCTATCTACTTGATAATTTGTTCTAGGAAACTTTAATCCTTGATCTTCGTCACACCTATCTCCTTGATACACAAAAGTATCGATCCATCGTGTAGCAGCTATCAACGATCTATTTTTCTGATCGTCAGTTTTGTTATCCCAGGTAGTCGAATCTGGTACTGTTTCAAAATAACTATTAGCCTCTGCCAATGTGACATAGCTATTGGCAGTTTCGCTTTTTATAGTTGCATTTATAGTAGCTGCCACGATTAATAAAGTAATTTAGTTTTATTGTAGCGTAAAGAAAAAACCCCACCAATATTTGATGAGGTTTGATGACCACAATTTAATCTTAGTATAAATTAAGATTTTAGGGCATTAGATAATGGTGTGTTTACAAAGATTTCAACCATTGGAATTTGGTCGATGTCATAAGTTACACCCCAGTTAGATCCTGTTCTAA